CAAACACAAGTAGCAGGACACGCAGGTGGTGCAGGTGGTGCAGGTGGTTTAGGCAGAGGTTTTAACAATCAACCCGGTGGTGACTCAGGTGCGAGTGGTTCAGGAGGTACAACAGGTCAAGCAGGAAATGGTGGTACTGGAGGTACTGGAGGTACTGGTGGTGGCTTTGGTCAAGCAGGTGGAGCAGGTCAAGCAGGTGCAACAGGAACTAGTTCAACTACAGGTGGTTCAGGTGGTGGTTCAGGTGGTTCTGTAGGTGCCGCAGGAAATAAAATAGAAGGATTTAGTAATGTGACTTACACGAATAATGGAACAGAAGCAGGGGGTACAGAGTAATGGCAACGTATAAGTGGACAATAAATAAATTATATACAAAAGATATTACATCTGGGGGTACAACGTATGCAGATGTGATACTAAGAGTAGATGCTTCAATTACTGGAACAAGTGAAACAGAGAGTAGTATTTCATCTGAAGGTGGTTTTGATTTAGACATGAATGTTACTGGTTTGGCTAGTGCGTTCACAGCGTATGCATCTGTAACGGAAGCAAATGTAGTAACATGGCTTGAAAACAGAATTGATTCTTCTATAATGGCTAGTGTTAAATCACAAATTGAAAATGATATTGCATTTAGAGAAAAAGTTCATGGTTCTACTGCAAAGGTGGACAGCGATGAAAACTCAACATTTCCGTGGTCCTAAACTTTATAAATGAAAAATAAAATAATTCGACTACTAGAACAAGATCACGCAGAACATATATCTTCTCATATAAACTGGGCAGAAAATCATGTTCCATATTCTAATAGCATAAAATTTCAAGGCACTAAATCTATTTACTCTGATCCTGTAATAGAAAGTCTTCTTCTTTATGTAAAACCTAAAATTGAAAAGGTGTATGAAAAAGAACTAGCACCTACTTATTCTTTTTGGAGAACGTATTATAAAAATCAAAATTGTCCACCACATTTAGATAGACCTTCTTGCGAAGTAAGTGTAACACTGTGTATAGATGCTTCAGATAAGAAAGATATGTGGGGTATATTTGTAGAAGAAAAGGAATATAAATTAAACATTGGAGAAGGTGTTATATATAATGGTTGTGACCAAGAACATTGGCGAAATGATTTAACTTATGATTGGCACAGACAAGTTTTTTTACATTACATAGAAAAAGAAGGTGCTAATTATCCTAATCTTTTGTATGATGAAAGACAAAGTTTATATAATGACATGACAATAACAGAATGAAACGAAATATTATTGTAGCAAAAAAAGCATTAAGTCCAGTATTATGTAATGAGATTATAGAGCTAGGAAAAAATCAATTACACAAAGGTGGTGTTGGAGAAGGGGGTGTTAATAAAAAAATAAGAAATAGTGAGATATTTTTTTTTAACGGAAGCTTGACGTACTTTAACTTATACAAGCCTCTTTTAGAATTGGCGGAACATGTAAATAATAAATTTTACGAGTTTGATTTAAGAGATCCAGAAACCTTTCAACTAACAAAATATGATGAGAAAAATCAAGGGTTTTACAAGCCTCACATAGATGGTTTTTATGATAATCCCCCTAATCAACCAGTAAGAAAATTATCTATGTCTGCACAATTAACATCTCCAGAGTACTACGAAGGGGGACAGCTAGAGTTTCCAGATGATAAAGAAAATTTTGTTGAAGAGGACGCTAGAGAACAAGGAACAGTTATTTTTTTTCCATCTTATTTAAAACATGGAGTACAGCCAGTGACAAAAGGTACTAGATATAGTTTAGTTAGTTGGTTTGTAGGTCCTTCATTTAGGTAATTATAATGAATAAAGAACAATTTTTAGAAGCATGTAAAAAAGAAAAATCTTTTGGAGAGTGTTTTTATGCAGTATACGATAATTTTTTACCCTATCAAGAATTTGGTTTGTTAAAAGATTATACTAATGGTGGTTTAGGATGGAGAATTAGTTCTAAAATAAACTATAATGACACCTCTAACAATGATTTTTATTTGACAAGCCTTGTGTTTTCTAACGAGAGGACAGCTAGAGAACAATGGGCAAATGATGTACATGTGGATGCTTTTACAAATATTACATCTAAAATACACATAGATGCTTTGATGAGAATTAAAGCTAATTTATATGCAAGTTCTGCTGAATCAAAGATACACGCACCTCATGTAGATTACTCTTTATTTCATATAGGTGCTTTATTTTATGTAACAGATTGTGACGCTCCAACTTATATGGCTGATGGGACAGAAATAGAATCTAAAGAAAATAGACTTTTAATATTTAATGCTTCTACTCCTCATTCTAGTTCTGCTCCAACAAATGTCCCATTTAGAATAACAATAAACATAAATTATTTTGGAGCAGGTGTACAACCAGGTTATATAATGGGTCATACTAATTCCATTCCTACTATTATAAGTGATAATTATCCATTTAAGTTACAAAATGAATAATGATACAGAGTTGTTACTGTTTTCTGGAGGCCCAGACAGCACCATATTACTTAAAGATTTTTTACAAAAAGGTAAAAAGATAAGAGTATTATATATTGAAATGGGTTGGTCGTTAAGAACTCAATTTAGAATAAAACTACAAGATAAAGTTGTAGAAAATGTTTTACATTATATGAAAAATAAATATGGATCATTTGAATTTTCAAGAGCAGGCATATATACGTCAATGGCAAATAAGAATGAAATAAACTATTTTGGAAGTGATGATCAATGGTGTGCTTTTTTTGGTGCTATGTTTTGTAGAGAGTATGGCATAAAAAAAATGTGGACAGGTAACTTTACTTGTACAGAAGAGGTTGTAAAAGCAAGAGATGGCAAAACACAAGAATGGTTAACGGATGGAAGCATGAATCCTTACATGGATGCAGGATCGCTTTTTATTGGTAAGTACGAATTTTGCACACCTAAATCTGTTTTTAAAGGCAAAGATATTGATGCTTTTAAAACAAAAAAAGATGCGTGGGATTTTTTAGAAATGGATTTAAAAAAGTTAGTAAGGAGTTGTACATCGAATGAATCATTTTGTGGTCAATGTTCTAAATGTTGGACGGCATTAAAGTATAAACTTAGAGACAATCAAGGTAATCCATTATGAACTCCGTATATACAATAATGACACCTACAAAAATACCATTAGGTAAAATTAATAAAAGTATTAACAATAGTTTTATTGAAGAAAGTAGAAAATTTCCTAGTGATGATCCAAACTATCAACATGGTAAAGTAAGAGCTTGTAACAATCCTAAATTTATTACAAAGCTATCACTTCATTTGGAAAAAACAATACAAGATAATTTTATTAAACCTTATTTAGTTCATGTTTTATTAGATCTGTTTATGGAAAGCACTCATTATGCACCCTCAAGAAAAAGTATAATAGAAAGTTACGAAAAACACATTGATATAACAGAAATGTGGATGGTTGAATATGACGAAAACACATATTTTAATTTACATTCTCATTACTCTATCCCTAATCATTATAGTTTTGTTTGGTATTTAAAATGTGATGATGATCGCAAAATTGTATTTGTGTCAGACAATAAAGAACATGAGGTGATTGTTTCAGAAAATGATATAATAATGTTCCCTGGTTGGTTACCACACAGAGCGATTGGTGCAAATAGTATTTGTTGTTCTGGTAATTTTACAATAGAGGTTAAGTTGTGAAAAAAAATGTAATGGTTAAAGATTTTATAATGAATATTGAAAATATTCTAGATGGTGAACTTTGTGATTTTATCGTAGAAAAATTAACTGATGAAAGTTTCACTTTTAACAGTAAGGCTACAATAGCCAACTATGTGGGCAGACAAGACAGACAATGGGATGGCAGTTTAAGTTTAGGGTTTTTGTCTGGACTTCAAGTAACAGAACAAGACAAAAACGGTGAAGAGTTGTTAGTAAATATTTTTGCAAATATATTAAAAGAAGTCTGTTCAGTGTATTTAAAATCTTTTGCACAGTCTTGTATGGTGTTTGAACAAGAAGGTATTATAGATTTTACTGCTTTTAAATTTCAAGAAACGCCTATAGGTGGTGGTTTTCACAACTGGCACAGTGAGAATAACACAGCAAATAAAACCAGATTTTTAGTGTGGAGTTTATTTTTAAATGATGTTCAAGAAGGTGGAGAATTAGAATTTTTAAATTACCCTATTAGAATTAAACCCAAAAAAGGCTCTATGGCCCTATTTCCAGCATACTATACACATGTCCACAGAGGAAATCCTCCTTTGAGTAATACTAAGTATATTGCAACAGGTTGGTTTTATCATTATAATAATTCTATGTTTTAAAAAAGGAGTTTTTAATGTTTGGAGCATCAAGCTTTTCTGAACATTCTATTTCAGATCAAGGACTTTTATTAGCGGGTGTTGCTGAAATGAGTGGTATAGCTTCCAAAACTTCAATTGCCTCTGGGATTATGTCAGGTGTTGCTTCTTTGGATGGTAACTTTACATCAACAACGAGTGCAATATATATATCTGCGGGTGCAAATGCAGAGTTAAGTGCAAATGCAACTTTAACATCAGCCGCTATAGAAGTATTAGGGTCTGTATTAAGCGGTGAGGCTGTAGATTTAGAGTCCTCATTTACAAAAACATCAAATAGTACTATGATAGCATCAGGTGTTTCAACACAAGATTTGAATTTGACTATAACATCTACAGGAGATTTCCTTTATACAGAGATAACTCCGTCTGGTGAAGAGACATACACGGAAATAGTGAGGTAGACATGGCAAGTACATACACATCAAACATAGGTGTTGAAAAAATAGGGGCAGGTGAACAAGCTGGAACTTGGGGTACTACCACAAATAATAATTTAGATATAATAGATAGATCTATAAATGGTGTTTTATCTTTAGGGTTAACTGGAACAACAACAACTCTTACAACTACTGATGGAACATTGTCTGAAGGTGGTCACAAAGTTTTATCTTTTACGGGAGCTTTAAGTGCTAATAATACTGTTACCATAAGTCCTAACGATCAAGATAAAGTGTATATTGTTCACAACGCCACAACAGATGCTGCTAGTAGTGGTCCTTACAATGTTATTTTAACTCAAGGATCTGGCGGTAATGTTACAATTCCAAATGGATCTTTTAAAATTGTTCACTGTGACGGTGCTGGAAGCAGTGCAAAAGTCACAGATGTTACTAGCACTTTAGATATTTCATCTTTAAAAGTAGGAGGAACAGCAGTAACCTCCACAGCAGCCGAGCTAAATATATTAGATGGTGTTACTTCTACGGCAACAGAATTAAACATTGTTGACGGTGATACAAGTGCAGGAACTACTGCCGTAGCCGCAGGTGACGGTATAGTTACAAACGATGGTGGTACTATGAGACAAACTACCGCCGCTACTTTTTCTACCTACTTTAATGCAAATACCTATTCTGCTCCAAGTGCAATTACATCAACCTCGACACTAACTCCAAGTGCAGCACAATCAATATATCAAAGAGTTGATACATCGGGTGGTGATGTAACTTTGACTTTAGCGGTTGGTAGTTTAGCAGTGGGTCAGTATATAATTGTAGATAAAACATCAACAAGTAATGCATTAACTATGGCTTACGCTAGTAATTCACAAGGTGTAACTTTAGGTAACGCCTGTGATTTTGCTTTTGCTATATATAATGGTACGGCTTTTTCATTTATTGAGTCTATAAAAGGATAAAGACTTATGACAATTCCGATGATTGGAAACACTGGTTTTACAGAAGTCAGTTCGTCAGGAACTTTGAATGATAAGGCTGGTGCTAAAATAAATTTACCAGTGCAAATATTTAAACTGACTGATAATATTTCGGGTAACCTAACACTAAATAATAATTCAAATCATAAAAAAATTATATTAGATACCAATGGCAAAACAATATTAAATTCAGCTGGATCGCCTTTGACTACAAACTCAAGCACGACATTAGAGCTTCAAGGCACAGGTAATATACAGTCAACCTTAAAAACTTTCACTAGTTCTGTTAGTGACACATCGAATACTGGTACAACAACTATAAGTGAAGCAGATAACTCAACTATGGCAATTACAAGTACGGATACAACCACAAATAGCTTTGTAGATAAAACCACTGCTCATGGAGGTAGTCTTAATCTGACAACTTCAAACTCACCTATTTCATCTAATGGCAATCAATTAGCTGGAGCGTTTTTCGTAGATCACGATGATTTGGCTTCTGTTTTTCAGTCTGGTAGTGGTTTTGCATCTGGTATATTATTCACGGGAACAAGTAGTCGTAGCACCACAACACCCCCTGATCAATCTGGTGGAACTGGAACTGTATCTTTTCCCTTAACAATCGGAGCTACTACTAGTATTTCAAGTGTAGGAGGCTTTGGATCAATTCTTCAGCAAAACGGAACTGGTGGTGTTGCTGATCAAATATTAATATTTAAACCTGCTTCTGAGGCAAGTAGTGATGAAAATGACAGCGGTAGCCATAACTCCGTTTCACTAAGAGCACATTTTAGAATAACAGTATCAGGTGCTAATAGAATATTAACTTTTACTAATAATTTAGCTGTTTCCGTTGTCTTATCGGGTGCGGATCCTTATGATAATGTTACAGTCAGTGCAGGAGCAACAGCAGTTGCTACTAGAACAGGATCAACAGACGGGTCTTTTAGTCTTACTGGAACTATTTCTGGTAGTGATGGCAGTAGTCAACCTTTTGCTTTAGCTGTTGTAAATAGTGGAACAGGAAGTTTAAATACTGATGCTTATTCTGGAACTTTTTCAGCGAGTGGATTATAATGCCAATAACAAAATTAAAATTCAAACCAGGAGTTATATCCGACATTACATCTGAAAGTAATGAAGGTGGATTTGTTGATGGTGATAAAGTAAGATTTAGGTTTGGCTTTCCAGAAAAGTTTGGTGGCTGGGAAAAATATAGTCCGAACACTTATGAAGGATCAGCAAGACGCTTACACAACTGGGTGGCTCTTGATGGTTCTGATTTTATGGGGGTCGGAACACATCTTAAATATTACATAGAAGAAGGTCAGACCTTTAATGACATTACACCTATAAGAAACACTACATCAGCAGGTGATGTTACTTTTGCAGCTACAAATGGATCAACAACAATAACTGTTACAGACCCAGCACATGGTGCAAATCAAAACGACTTTGTAACATTCTCTGGTGCAGTTAGTCTAGGTGGCACAATTACGGCTACGATACTTAATGCAGAGTTTCAAATAGCATCATTAATAAGTTCCAATGCTTATACAATAACATCAAGCGTTGCAGCTAATGCCTCTGATACTGGTAATGGTGGTGGTAGTATTGTTGGTACATATCAATTGAATGTAGGATTAAACAATACAGTTGGTGGAACTGGTTGGGGTGCTGGACAGTTTGGTGGTACAACATCAGGTGCTTTAGCTACACAACTTAATGAAGCCTTAGATAATAGTGAGACTGCTGTTGATGTAGATGATGAAACTGGTATGAACACA